ACTATTAACAGCATTATTATTGATTACATATTGTGTAGCTGAGTCTGCAACCTTCATTTTATTAGCTCTATCTGCAACAGTTGGCCCTTGTAGATTTTTTACAAATTGTGGTGCTTCAGCTGGTTCGGCAGCTCCAGCAATAGCTATTGGTGTCATTCCTATAAATTTTCCAAACGCAGATGTAGCAACTGAATTATAATATCCAGCCATAGCATTTTTAATTTTGATAAACAAATCAGTAACAGGTTTAAATAAATCACTAAAGAAAGTACCGATTTTTGTTCCTATTGATGAAACTGCATTTGAAATAGATGTTCCAATTGAACCAAAGAAAGCTGTAATTTCATCCCAGTAGTTATATATGAGTAGACCAATTCCTGCGATAGCTGCTCCTAATAAAACAAAAGGATTTATCATTAATAAACTACGTAGTACCATCTTTCCTAACATTAAACCATATTTTTTAAGTCCACCACCTATTGACATTATTCCTGTTCTTAGGAATGTCATTCCTTTACCACCAGCAGACATTAATTGCTTAGCACCTTTTGAAAGGTTTTTACCTATTGACCCCATTCCTTTTCTTAGGGCTGCGATTCCTTTACCACTAGTTTTCCCCATAGTTTTAGAAATTTTAGACATATCCATACCACTCTTTTTTGTAAGATTGAGTACACCTAATAATTTACTTGTTAAAATTTTCGCATATTTGACAAGTAAGAATTTTGCAAGAAATGCTGTAAGTATTACACCAACAACCTTTAATGCAATCATCAAAGGACCACCTGATGAAAAGAAGTCGATTACATCCATAAATAAAGGACTTTGTAAAAACTTAGCAATAGCAAAGTATAATAATACAAGCATACCACCTTTTAGAGCAGTAACTCCTGCTTTCATAGCATTTTCTTTAAAATTTACAAAAGCGCTAGATAAATTGGCAAATCCCTTTTTAAGTATATTAGTGTTCGCTTTTTCCCTTCTTTCTTTTTCTTTTTCTTCTTTTACTTTTATATTTGCATCAGCGGCATCAGCTTGGTCTTGTCTTAGTGGGTCTGCTCTAAGTAATGCTGCTTGTTCTTTTTCTATTGTTAATGATTCTTGAAAAAGTCTTCTTGTTTCTAATTCTTCTGGGGATACTTTTAAAACATTATTACCTATTCTATCAAGTGCTGCTAATGATTCTTGTTTATATTTAGCATCAAAATCTTTTTTTGTTCCCTCAGCTTTAGTTTTTGCCATTCCAGTATTAAGTACCTTTGTTTTTGCTTTCATTATTGCATTATCTAAATCTCTTTGACTGGCGCCGGAAGCTATGTCTTTTTTATATGACTCTTGTAATTTTTCTAGTTCAAAGTTTGCATCTTTTTGTTTATCAGTAGCGTTATCTAATTCTTTACCAAATGTATTCATTTTTTTAGTATTAGCGTTAAATGCATCAGCATCTGCTTTTAAACTTTTTTTCATTTCTGGACTGTTTAATTTCATTACTTCTTACTCGTTCCTGTGTATAGTCCAAACCAAGCTGCACCAGCACCTACAACAATACTAACTAAACCAGATTGTTCCATTGTTGGGGCTAATAAGTTCATGTACCATATAACTACTTTATAAAGTAATATGATGTATACTGTTAAGAATGTTCTAGGAAATATTCTCCATGCATCCACAGCTCTTGCCATGTCTATCCATGATTGATATTTGTTTTTACTAGAATCAACAACATTTGTGTCTACTTCTAACTCTATATTTACTTTTTTAGTTTCCTTTTGCATTTTCCCTTTCTACTCTCTCGTTTTCTTCCTTAATATGTTTCATTAATAACCCCATATAAATCTCTCTTTCCCATGGCATCATATTATCTAACTCTGTTAAAGAGTATTTATGATGTTGCATGAGTGCAAAATTACTTTCGTAGTAATTTTTTAGGCTCTCATGAGAGAGCCCTATACTAAAAAACTCTGTATTCCCTCTAACATAACTTCACTAGTGACTTCTGTTTTAGGGTTAGTTACCTCTATTTTATGTCTAAGTCTTGGCATAGTTTCAAAGAATTTTACCAATATCATAAATTGTTCTGTAGAAAGTGATTCAATAAACTCATCTAAGTCTTTTTTTGTCATATCAACTCTATTAGTTACTTCTTCTTTGAAATGAACTTCTTCAATACATTCTGCCGTTAAGGAAAATAACATCTTAGAACTATTACTTTCTTTATTATATTTTGTAAATGTATCTAAAAGTGGATATTTAAAAACTATTTTAATATCATCTGTAAGTTGTATTTCGTTTGAATGTTCTTCCATCATAGCAACATTGATTTCTTCTAAGTCTATTGTATATGGAACTATTGTTTTTTTGTCATCAGGGCAAGTTATATTTAATTCTACTTTTGACCCAACTGATTTACTTCTTATTTTTAAAAAGACATATTCTGCATCAAACATAGCAATCTTTTTAGGGTTTAGTTTATTAAAAGTACAATCAATTATTAATTGATTTATAGCATCAGTAATCTCTGTATCATCTTCAGATTCTTGTGCAATCATCATTCTTTTTTGTTCCTTCATTAGGAAAGGTCTATACTTTACTTCTTCATCTGTTGAAGGTATTGTTAAAGTATAAACTGGTGTTTCGAGTTTAGGTAAAGCCATAATTTTTCACTCCTTAATTATAATTTTCTTAATACTTTTGGTATTCTACTTATTAATTGTCTTTCTACCTGATTTGCAAGTACTCCTTGCAGTCTGTCTAATAAAGGTTTCGGTAAAGCACCTTCTGTTTGTAAATTCTTCCAATATCTATAACTAAAAGTTACAGAAATCTCTTGTGCCGTAGTTGCTGGAGCACTGCTTAATGGTTGAGCAGCGATATCTTGTGGGAAACATTCTACTAATTCACAACCATATCTTTTATTTCCTTTTTGGTCTAAAGAATATATTTGTATAGTACCAACATAATCATCATAGTAACCCATTGCAAATGTTTGATGATTAAATGCAAGTCCTTGCCAAGTTTCAAAAAAAGTCTTTTCTCTCATATCGTTATGACAATAAAACTTAGCAGTGATTGGCCCATAGGTATATCCTTGTGCAACCTTTCTTGCAGGCCCATACATATTTTCATCTGCTGTAGTATCAATACCACGAGGTGGAAACTCTATTGAGTTACATTGATATCCTACTTCTCTATGTTCTTGTCCACCTACTTTACCAAGTAATATTTGTGAGAATAAATTTGTAGAACTACCTGATGATGTTCCTCTAGAGCCTGATGGGGGTAAAAATTTTACTTCATACCTAGATGGCATTGCCATTCCATTATCATCTCTAAGTGGTGCTAATATTTCACCTAAAACTGCTGAAGTACCTGCCTCTATTAAACTTCCAAAGTCCATTATATCATTCCTCTTGATTTTGCAAATACATGACTGTCAGATTGTTTTTTAAATCTCTGTACAGGTAGTAAAGTTGCAACCATAAATTCATCTGCTTCTACTTTTCTAAAATTTGTTCTAACATTACTTGCTAGATATCTTTTTAAACAAGGTTTAATTAAGTCTATCTTTTTTAAATTACTATAATTTGCATTTAATTTAGTAGATTTATCAAACTTATCATTATTACTATAATCCACTAGTCTATCCAATAGTTTAATTCTCATTGGCATAGATAAATAGTGTAAATTAATTCCTAAAAACCCATTGTTATATTCTTCAATAGGTAATACTAAAGGAAATGTATCATAATAAGGTAACTCTTTCTTTCCTTTAGGGTCATATACAAACATATTTAGTAGACCAAAGGTAGGCGTTGTTGTTCTTTTACCATCTTTAATCAAATCAGCAGATGTTGGTTTACCAAATTCCTTGATTTTATCACGAAACCATTGGGTTGATTTGGGTCTGCCCTTTGCAGCTGCTAGTACACTTTGAATATATTTACTTCTTGCCATGACTTATTTATAAGGATTGTATAGAAATGTTTGAGAAAAGTGCCCCTATAGAATAGAGGCACTCGATTATTACTCAGCTAGTTTTTCAAAATATGCTAATGTATCATCTTCTTCTTTATCAACTACAGGTGTTGTAACTGAATTAGAAGATTGAGGTTTTGTATCAACTCTAGGAGCTGCTACAGGAGCCTCATTAATATCATCTGCAACATTACCAACTCTAACAGTGCCAGAAAGGACTGCATCAAGTCTAGTTTTTAGTTCATCATATGATTTAAAGTTTGTTGGAGCAGTATACTCTGCAAGAGAGTGTTGTGCTTTCCAAACTTTATCTGCTTCACTGTCATCTTCAAATAATTTAGATGTGTCTTCAAACTCTGATTTATCATAGTTCCAATATCCATCTACTTTTCTGATTTTTAATTTGAAGTTAGCACCTTCCCAAAAATCAAATGGGTTGATTGCTTTTTCATCTTCAAACTCTGGTGACATCGCAGCAGTTAACTTGTCAAAGATTTTTTTCCCATAACGGAACAAGAATACTTTACCTTCGTTCTCTGGATGTTTTGCATCACTTACTACATAGATGTTTGAGAAGTATTGTAATTTTCTTTTCTGTTTACGAGCAATCTCTTTGTCAGATTCCAAACCTGTGTTCCATAATGCAGTATTATGTTCTGATACAGGGTCTTTCTGACTGAGTGTTGTAAGAGAGTTTTCAATGTACCATTGACCAGTAGGGCCTTGAAATGCATGATTCCAAACTTTTGCCCATGGCAGGTCTTCACCTTGAACGGCTGGTAAGAAACGAAGTACTGCATATCCATTACCAGATTTATCTAGTTCTGGTTTCCACAGTCTTTCATCTACATATGATTTTTTCTCTTGGGGTGCAGTTTCACCTTTAGCTGCATCTAACAACTTATTAAGTGACCCACTGCTTTTTAGATTATCTAACGACATATTATTTTTCTCCGTATGTTATTATATTTTATCGTATGTTTATTTGTGTATATTGCTATACATAACTATTTATAATAGTTATTCTTGCTACTATATCAGGCATGACATACTTTGTCAAGGTCTATATAGGTAATTCTTTCAATATTTTTTGTTAGTAGTTCATTGTCCTTGTTCTTATCATCTACCCAGTAAAATTGAGTGTCTGAGTACTCCTTAAACACCTGTACTAACTGATTAACCCAGTTGTCTGTACTAAATCCCTTTGATTCTGTAGGTAAGTAATTATCTGTTCCTTTATAGATGTTATTCAGAGGTTCATCATAACTACTCATATCAAATCCTAACATGTATACTTCTTTTGCACCCTGTTGACAAGCCAGATGTATTGCAGTTGCACCAGCACACCAATCTCTAGGGAATTCTATGTTTTGAATTTTGTCTTTATCTTCTACCCATGTAATATAAAGACCTACATTCTTAAAGCATTTTATTCTCACATCATCTTTATCTAGATGTGGGAACTTAGTTATCATTTCTTGAAAGTTTTTTTCTGCTGTTTCATATTCCTTTCCTTGAATCACACATTTTGTTCTATTATACCAACCATAACCACTATTGTTATTTCTCTTAGGGGTTTCAAATATATGTTCTGGTGAGTAAGTTACCTTTACAAACTCTGGGTCAAAATCATCTAATATAGACCAATCTGCAAACCAACTATCATGGCGAATTGGATAACCAGACTTGTATATCTCTTGTTGTATCTCATAATCAATGGCAACTAGATTGTCAACTTTACAATCTCTGTAGATTGCATTGCAACCCCATGTTATAAACCCTTCATATTTTTTAGTTACATCCCAAACTTTACGAGATTCACCATTTCCATAAACCAATGCTTTCATAAATTTACCTCAATATACCTATCATAAATTGTTAAT